GGTACATCAAGTGCAGCAGCAACGATGAGTGCTGGTACTTATGCTATCAACAATGATGGTCAGGCATTCTCATTTACAGAATCACTAACTGTTGGAGACAGTACTGTCACATCACAGACAGTTACTACTGGTGCAATTACATCACCGACTCTGTACGGTAAGAATACCACACAACTAGCAGGTGAAAAAGGTACTCTTGCGGGTACGATTGATACCTCTACAGGTGCTCTTACAGTTACTGGTGGTGGTGCAGGAACCACTGCTATTGGTCAGCGTAGTTCAGAACTGAGCGTATTCAAATGAAATATATCCTAGCAGGCATTTGTCTGCTAGGGTTTTCCTTACCATCCCTAGCGGCGCCAGTTACACCAAACTTTACTAGTGGTACTGTAACTTCTCATACTGAATCCACCACAACAGTAAATGAAGTCATTAGACAACAAGATTTCCAAACTGGATTTAGTTATACAGTTACGGGAACAAATATCAATATCCCAGGAACTCCAACTCTTGGAGCAGGATATTCTATTGTAAATCAAGGAGAACCATTTCAGTTTTCAGAAACTTATATGGGTCCTGGATTGATTAAAGATACAACAGTAGAAAGAACCACGACAATTCAATCTGTTACAGATTCAATGTCAGTATTTACCCAGTAAGATGAAATGCCTACGAACAATCCTTGCTCTAAGTGTCTTTGTTCTCCCTGCGTATGCAGAGGGGGATACTCCTGTAACTGCGATTGCAAATCCACAAGCAACATCAACAGGAAGTGTAACAAACCAGGCAGTACAGGTCTTACAGGGTCCATACGTGACCAACTCATACGGTGGTGGAGTAAGTTGTCAGGGACCAACATTTAATCTTACTCCCTTTATGACCACATCTAAAAGTGGTTCAAGACCATTTGAAACTTTTGCAGATATAGATAATGATCCAACCACAGGGATTAATGGATTAGAAAGAACTGGTCAGAAAGATACATTTGCAAATAACTTTGGTATATCAGCAACCTTATCATTTCCATTAGATGGTGGATTGCAGGAAAGATGTAAGACTGCTGCAGATACTTGGACTGCTAGACAAAGAGCAGAAACTGATAAGGCAAGACTTGACTTTGAACTTGTAAGGTTACTCAAATGTGGAGAAGCAATGAAGAGTGGGATTTTCTTTAATCCTGCTTCCCCTTACGCAAAGATATGTGCGGATGTTGTTGTGATTCAACAAAAACCTTCTTCTGGCGTAATTTCTCAGCCTTTTGTTCCTTCTTCAACAACTTCAAAGTCTTCTTATCCAGTTCGGCAGCAAAGAGTAGTTGAGTCTCGTAAGGCGTCAGATCTCGGTTCAACAATTGTTTCCCCCGAACAAACGTCTGCTCAATAATAGGTTTTAAAACTTTTACCAACTGTTCAACCAAAGATTTGCCAATAAGAGCCGCAGCAACAGAAGCAGTAGCAGTGGTGCCAGATAATACAACCGTTTCGGTGGATGGGACTGGAATTGTCCCGATATAAGGAACAGTAATAGTCGGAGCATCTATTTTTGGTACTGATGGAGCAACTTGACTTTGTTGTGGAGGTTGAGATTGAGGGACTTGTTTTAGTGCATCACCAATACCTTTAAGATCTGGAAGTGCTCTAGGTTTATCTTGTATCTCTTCTTCCTTCTTTGGTTCCTGTTGAGCATTTACCATTCTCCTAAACTCTTCAGTTGTAGGAGCATCAATAGGTTCATATTGTGGAATACCATCCAAAGGAACATCCACAACAGGTTTTGGAAGTGTTCTATTAATTGGTACAAGAATAGGTGGAGGTTCCAAATTACGAATAAATGGAACATCCACCCTCGGTGTTTGTATATTATTTGACCTTATATCAGGAATTTCTGGTACGTTTGGCATCTAATTCGGCAAAATCTTTCTTCTTTGTACCACCATCATAAGTCCAAGCTTGACCACAAATTACCATTTGTTCATTCAATGAGATCTCTTGGTCATTTACAAATAGATGACCAATAATTCTTCCATACTTTTCTGTACTATCAGGAAGTTCAGTTTTGATTAAAATATTTTTACCATCTTGTAGAGCGTGTTTAAGCCATTCTTTAGCTTCAAGACCATACTTCTTTTCATTCGCATCAGATGTTCTGCTCTCTGGGGCATCGATACCAGCAAGACGAATTCGCTTAGTAAGGGAGATATCAAAACCAAGGTCGATATCAGCATCAACAGTGTCGCCATCGATTACTCTTGTGATTTGTTTAATGCGATAGATGTATGGGTCTCTTAATGACATCAGAATGGTAATTGAAACTTCCCAGTATTTAGTTTAGGAATAGGTAATTTTTCAAATGCCTTGTTAATTTTTTTCTCTACAACAGCACCAACAAAGTCTTCTGGGTTATTAATAATTGCTTCTGCTTTTTTATAGGTCACATAAGCACCTACACACAGAGCACCACTAATGAGAAGACTTGTGATTGATAGAATCAGACTTAAATGTTTCATCTTGCATCTCCGAATGTGCTAACTTTAATATGTAGTAAATGCAATAACAAGTAAACAATAAACCTGCTCCAAGTATTGTAACAACTCCCCAAGGAAAATCAGTCATTATAATTTCCTGCCTCTTCTTTATGTATAAAATCTTTTAAATCTCTTAGATATTTTCTTAATATCTGTGCCTGTTCTTCATGCCAAAAATCACCCGTCTCCAAATGAAGTCGGGTGTGATTGTCTATTGCTTTTAATATTTGGTGAATAGGTTTGTTCCAACACTCACGTTTAGGAGTGTCCCACTCTCTCGGCATAAAACCTCATTTTTTCTTTCCACCGTTCTTTGCATTCTTTGCTGTAGCATTGCCTTGGTTCTGTTTAGAACCATTGGAACCTTTCTTACCTTTGTTTGATGACTTTGCCATTATGCTCCTGTGCGAGGTTGAACAAATCCTTCTTCTAATGCTTCAACTCTTTCTTCCAAAGATGTTGCAACTTCTTCTACAGGTGGTTCTGGTGTAGGTTCTACAACAAATTCAGTTCTTGGAAGTTCCTTTTTTTCATCTTCATCATCCCCACTTTTCTTCATCGTATTAATACCAAAGGTAGCAGCGGAAGCAGTAAATACTGTAGCAATGAATGTGGGATCCATTTTAGAAAACATACCAGCATAACTTGCGGTAAGTAGTGCGGCAGACCAACTCAAAATCACAACACGAATTAATTGTCCCATACCATTTTCGTTTTTCTTAGTAGACATTTTCCTTTGTAAATAGGGTTAACCTTTTTTCCAAGATTCACCTTCTGCTTTTCTTCTACGAGCAAGCCCTGCTTCCACATTAGACCCAGGATTTCTGTATAAGTAAAGCGCATCGGGCACTTTGTCCCATTCTTTATTCTTCAGTGTGCGTGTGATAGTATTGAAATTGTCGCCACCATAAAAACCAGCACCGAGATTATAAGCAAAGGAGAGAAGTGCTCCTCTTTTTCCATCAGACATTTCATTCCAGTGTGGAATTTTACGAAGTGATGGGAGAAACTGGTTCTTACATTGAGTAATCAATAACTCATCTGCTTCCTGTTGAGTGATTGTATCTCCCATATGGAATGGCGATCCATCCTTCTTACGAGTGGTCCCCCAACCTATAGTGATTGGAAGTCCACCAGACAGAGGATCTGGATATGCTTTGAGATGACATCCTTCAAACTCTTTAATGAGTTTTAGACCCGTCATAGGCATATCATCACCACCAGTTACAGGAGTTACAGGAGCAGCGACAGGAGCAAGTCCCTTACCACACTTTGAGCATACTATAGTTTCTGTTGAAGATCCCTTAGCGGCAACCGCAGTTACCGCACTTCCCTTTTTTCCCCTATAGATCTCCGCCCAGTCTACAGTATCATCAAGATACTTAACTGGAAGGTTATCTTCTAACCACTGAACTGCTTTGATGTGATTAGGATTCTTCTCATCATAGAATTTGAAGAAGTTGTGTAAATCTATTCTTGCCATTGTTTGTCTCCTTATGAATCAATCGAAAATGCGACCCCAACCATCGCTGCCACCTGGGCACCAACGATGCTTAAGAACTGCTTTGGTATAAACGGTCTTCTTACCGTTTGTTACTGGTCCAGTATAGTTGTCGTTCAATGAGCCATAAGGATCATTGCAATAGTAACCTTTACCATCTGGTGTCTTACCAATCACTACAACCATGTGCCCACCAGTAGGTGCAGAAAGAGAACCCCTGTGAAGAATACCAATAACGACAGGTTTGCCAGCATCCAAACTCTTATCAATATCAGAAAAAGAAAGATTGTAACTAAAGTGTGACTTAACACCATAACCTTGTAGAACACGGGTCTGAACCGCATGATCTGTTGTATCACCAATTGCGAATACTTTCTTGACATACTCATCATCACCTTTGATGCTTCCTGGCTTGAGGAACGCAAGGCACATAGCACACGATGAAGAGTTACATGTGCGGTGAGCATCTCTATAGTTATCTACTTGATTGAAGTAAGGAACCGCCAATACTGATGGTGTTGGGGGTTTTGTTCTAAATATCCCAATCCATTCTGTTTCAGAATCATCCAAGAATTCAGCAGGAAGGTTATCCTCTAACCATTGCACTGCTGCTACGTGATCTGAATTTTTGTCATCATAAAATTTAAAAAAGTTATGAAGATCTAGAGTCATTTTCTTCTCCTATAAATTCTAATGAAAAAATATCATGATCAGGAATATCTGGATTCAACCATTCACTAAATTCTGATTGAATTGCATAGGCATCTTCATAATCTTTTTGATCACTTAGAATGTGAATTCTATCAATTGCCCAGTCATGTGATGTCCGAAGGGTCTGTTCCAAGGTAACCATCAAAATAATCCTTCCTAAAGTATCTGGAGAGTATGTTACTATTATAGTACGCAGGAACTCCAGAGTCAAGTGCTTCGGTCAGCACATTATTTAGGAAAAGTTGTCTTGTCTCTTCAAAATTACATTTACCCTTGGTCCTATGTAAGGATATTATTTTTCTTTCAAAACATTCTTTACCATACTTCTTAACGTCTTCTTTAAGTTCTGGGCAAGATCCGTAATATTTTTTCCAATCAGATTCTTGTTTGACCTTTCTTTTCTTCCCAGGAGGAGTTCTAAATGACCAAAAGTACTTGCGTCCTATGTAACTTCTACCGGTGATCTTAGAGTGAATATGATATACAAATCCGAAATAATCTTCTATATGATCTGATTCAAATATTTGCCCATTGAATTTCCATGGGTTTTCATAACTCATATAAAGTAATCTTATGAGCTATTATTTATCTTTAACGGGAACAAACCTATTCTAATGATATTTTGTACTTTTGTCAAGGCATTGATAAATATTTAATAAAGAGATATACTAGAAATGTCTGTATATGTAAAAAATCTTGTTATTGATACCAGTTCTGATTTTTCCGAAGAACTTGATTTAATTCAGACTGGTGGAGGTGCCGTCAATCTAACTGGGTTTAGTGCGGTTGCTCAAATGAGAAAAACTCCTGAGAGTTCAAATTATGTCGGATTTGGAATATCAATTATTGATCCAGCAAATGGAAAATTGGTAATATCATTAGGTAGTACTACAAATTCTACTCTTAAGGGTGGGAGATATGT